AGATAATATTTTGGTTGGACAAGTTCCTATTCGATTTAATCAGCACCAAAATAGATTGTATTTGGATATGGATTGGCAGACAGCTGTTTCTGCTGGAGATTATATTGTAATTGAAGCATATAGAGTTTTAGATCCTTCAACATATACTGATGTGTGGAATGATATGTATCTTAAAAAATATACTACACAGTTGATTAAACGTCAATGGGGTGCAAATCTTTCTAAATTTGAAGGAGTTCAGATGTTGGGTGGTGTTACTCTCAACGGGGCAAAACTTTTTGAGGAGGCTCAAACGGAAATCGAAAAACTTGAGGAACAAATTCAATTAGCATACGAACTTCCACCAATGCATATGATAGGGTAGGTTATGCCGACTAATGTATATTTCGATACTGGAACACGACCAGAACAGGCACTCTATGAAGACTTGATGATTGAACAGTTGAGGATTTATGGACAAGATGTCTACTATATGCCTCGTAAACTGGTTAATGAAGATGATATTTTTGGAGAGGATACATTATCCTCTTTTAATGAAGCGTATCTTATCGAAATGTATTTTGAAAATGTGGATGGATATGAGGGCGAAAAAGAACTCATGTCAAAGTTTGGATTGGATATACAAAATGAGGCAACATTTATTGTTGCAAGAAGAAGATGGGAACAGTTTGTTTCTATAGATTCTAATTTAATTGTATCAAGTAGACCAAATGAGGGAGATTTAATTTATTTCCCGAAAACACAAAAGTTGTTTGAAATTGGATTTGTGGATCACGATGATCCTTTCTATCAAGTTCACAATGTTCCAGCATACAAATTAAAGTGTCGTTTATTTGAGTATGGTCATGAAGACCTTGCAACTGGTATTGCAGAAATTGATGGTGTAGAAACTGATAACAGTCTAAACCAACTTGAATATCAAGTAACACTAGAACAACAGGGAACTGTTAATGAACAAATTAGACTTGAAGATAGAAGTGGTTTAATTATTCAAGAAGATTCTGGTGTTAATGATTATATTCTTGCTGAAGATGAAACATACAGTGGTTCTATTATATTAGAGAATTCGGTGCCTGGTGCATCACCTTCCTATATAATACTAGAGCAATATAATATTCAGACTATAGATGAAAGGTCTGATAATAATGATTTTGAAAGATTGGATGATACGATACTAGACTTTACAGAATCGAATCCATTTGGAGATATAGGATTAAAATAATATGATTGGACAACATTTTTATCACGAGACAACAAGAGATATTGTTGTTGCATTTGGAACAATGTTTAATGACATTGAAATTGTTCGTAAGAACAATGCCGGTGCAATTATACAAACTATGAAAGTGCCACTTGCATATGGCCCAAAACAGAAGTGGTTGTCTCGTTTAACGGAAGACCCAAACCTTTCTAAGAAGGTTGCAATTACTCTTCCACGTTTAGGATTTGAGATTACTGGACTAGAGTATGATGCAAGTCGAAAACTAAACAGAGCAATTAAAGTAAAGAAGAAGACAAATAGTTCTACTGCTGATCAACTTCTTTCTTCATATATGCCTGTTCCATATAACATCAATTTTGAATTGTATGTTATGGCAAAGAATTCAGATGACGCACTACAAATTACAGAACAAATTCTACCATTCTTTCAACCAGAATATACTATTACAATTAGAGAACGTCCAGACTTAGATATTATTCGGGATGTTCCTATTATATTGAGTGGTATTACTTATGAAGATGATTATGAAGGAGACTTTGCATCTAGAAGAGCAATTATCTACACTTTGAATTTTACAGCAAAATTTTATTTGTATGGGCCTGTATCTTCTCAGAAGGTTATCAAGTCTGTTCAAGTCGATCAGTATGCAAACCTACCAGCAGTTTCTCCAACAAGAGAACAAAGGTTTACTGCTACTCCCGATCCAGTAACTTCTTTTGCTGATGATGATGATTTTGGTTTTAGTGAAACAACTTCGTTCTTCCAAGACGCAAAAGAATTTAATCCAGAGACAGGAGAAGACGAATAAATAGTCTTAAAGGATAAAGAAACATGGCAATTCAAAGAATTACATCACAAATGATTGGAACAGACGTTATTGTTGCAGAAGATTTAGCAGCAAACTCTGTTACCGTTTCCGAAATCTCAGATGGTGCCGTCACTACGGCCAAAATATTAGATTCAAATATCACTACGGCAAAGATTGCAAATAGTGCCATTACTAATGATAAAATGGCGGTAGGAGCCATCCAATCGAACAAACTAGAATTCAGAGACTATTTTAGATTTAGAATCACTACTGCAGCGAATAACCTCACTGATAACACTGAATATGTAGTTCCATTTAATACAAATGGAGTAGTTGATTATGATTCCACTGATGGGTTTTCTGGGGATGCAAACAACACATGGACACCCAATCTATCAACATACGGTGAAGCACAGTTCTGGATTTTTGGTATATCAGCCGGATTTGATACCGATAATGCTGAAGCTTTAAGGGATGTATCAATTGGCGTTCAACAGTCAACAAACGGAGGTTCTACTTGGAGTGATGTGTTTTGTAACTCTCAAAGATACTATGATGGTTCATCTGACCAAGACGGCGCAACTCTAACTGCATCATACATGCACGTCATCCAGCCTACTGCTGATTATAGATACCGATTTTCAGTTTTTGTTAATTCAGATGGCGGAACATGGGATTTGAATGCCGGCGGTTCTCAAATTACTTCTGGTTCTTCAAGTTTTGATGACAACTCTGTAACTTACTGGTGGGGAATTAGGGTCTACTAATGCGACAAGAAGAAATTCTGGATAATGTTCTTGGTATAACAGATGTAGTGGAGAAAACAACAAAAGAGGTTACTCCACCAAAACCTGTTCTTGTTCCAACAACAACTCTAGATGAACAAGACATAGATAATGATTATAAATATCAGAGAGAAAACTTTTATAATCTGATTGAAAGAGGACAGGATGCTATTGATGGTATTCTTGAACTTGCAAGAGAATCAGACCATCCTCGCAGTTATGAGGTTGCTGGAAATTTAATTAAACAAGTAGCAGAGGTTACTGAAAAACTAGGTGACTTGCAGACAAAGATGAAGAAACTTAAAGAAGTTCCTAACTCTGCACCAAAGAATGTTACAAACGCATTGTTTGTCGGTTCTACTGCTGAATTACAAAAAATGCTTAAAGGGAAAGAATAATGGCAATTAGAAAAATCAGTTCTCGTTCATTAGGAGATACCACAGTTGCTACAGCAGATATTGCTGACGGGCAGATTACCTCTGCAAAGTTAGACACTAATATTGCGATTGCTGGAACACTAGATGTTACTGGTGCAACCACACTGGATACAGACACTCTTGTAGTTGACTCTGTAAATAACAGAGTAGGCATTGGCACTAGTAGCCCTTCAACCGATCTGGATATCACAACCAGTGGCGGTCAAGTAACTGTTGACTCCAATGGTCATATCACAAGCAAACAATCCCTAGACGCAATAACTGCTGGTGGTCGGATTATAGGCAAATCTAATCGTGGTATTGTTAGTCAGATTGATCTTGCACAAGCAATAAATGGTTCTGACGGCGGGTATATTAGTTTTCTAACGTGTAATGTTGGTGAAACAAGTCCAACAGAACGTATGCGGCTTTTGGCCGGTGGTGGCCTTACCTTCAACGGAGACACCTCTGGCAACAACGCCCTTGACGATTATGAAGAAGGCACATTTAATATACAACTCAGTGATGCTGGTGGTGGATCAGAAACACTCAAAATGAAGTATGCAAAAATTGGAAGATTGGTTGCAGTTGAAGGCCCATTTAGGTTGTCGGAAGGCAACACATCCGAAGCCTATTTCCAACTTTCGTCCCAAGTCGATTCTAATATTACTTGTAATTGCACACTACCTTTTGTTCCTACTGATTCTGGTGCAACAACATCACATGCTTGGAGAAATCTAGAACGGCAAAGTGATGGTTCTAATCCAGGCTCTGGATGGATGCCTGTTCTTGCTTGGCCAGGCGGGAGCGCTGCTGCAGTATTAACAGATAGTGATAAAGAGTCATCATACTACGCTGCAAAAACCGGCAACTCTTTAAGAAAAGCAGATAATAGAACAAATGTTACTTTACAATTTAATTTTGTATACTTTACTGCAACTTAAAAATTAGAACTATGTTATGGCAAATTATGATCACTATCTTGGAAATCCACTACTAAAAAAATCCAATGTTCCTGTAGAGTGGACTAAGGAACAAATCGTAGAATATCAGAAGTGTATGGAAGATCCCATATATTTCATTAAGAACTATATTCGTATTGTTTCTTTGGATGAGGGATTAGTTCCCTTTGAGATGTATGATTTCCAAGAAGATATTGTAGAAACAATTCACAACAATCGTTTTACGATTTGTAAACTTCCTCGACAGTCTGGTAAGTCCACAACACTGGTATCTTATGTTTTGCATTATGTTCTGTTCAATGCGAATATGAACGTGGCAATCCTTGCGAACAAGGCTGCAACTGCAAGAGATATTCTATCTCGTTTACAACTTGCATACGAAAACCTACCTAAGTGGTTACAGCAAGGGGTAGTGTCATGGAACAAAGGTTCTGTGGACTTAGAGAATGGTTCTCGTGTCGTTGCATCTTCTACATCATCATCTGCTGTTCGT